TTTCCGATATGTCGAAGTACGTACTCGGGAGCCTCGCGACCCTCCTCGCCATCAAGGGCAAGGACGGCGTGGCCAAGCTGATCGACCCACCACCTGGTGTATCCAAGGCTAGCGATTGGCAAGACCCGCAGCCGCCGGCACCGAAGGCTGCAGCACCAGCTCATGCGCCTGTGCGCATGGAACCGCAGCTCGAGGCTGCACCCGTCATAACCGGATTCGGTGGCAAGAAGGCACCGCCCCCGGCCCCTGAACCTGAGATCTGAGGAGGTAACCATGAACACCCTGCTATTGATTCGCATGCTGGTGACCGCTGTCGCCAGCCTGGTGCTGGCCGTCAACGTCCACGCTGGTGGTGAGATGAAGAAAGTCTGCCGGATGGAGAAGGACAAGGCCGGCAAAGAGAAGGAAGTGTGCCGCGATGTGAAGGTACATAAGAAGCTCGAAGGCAAGTCTGTGCCTGGCCAGAAATGAATCCCTACTTTCTTGCCGGTGCCGTTATTGCCGTCGCGGTCGCCGGCAGTGCCGGGTACATCAAGGGTGCGGCGCACGGCAGGGCCGAGGTACAGCAGGCCTGGGATCAGGAGAAGGCCAAGCTCGCCGAGGAGTACGCCAAGGCCCAGGCCGCTGCGCGTGAGAAGGAACAGCAGCTGCAGGCCCAGGCTGACCAACTAAGAAAGGAAACCAATGCGAAGACCCAAGAGCTTGCTGCTCGTGCTGCCAGCCTTGCTGACAGCGTGCGCAAGCGCCCCGAGCGCACCACCCCGGCAAGTACCGTGTCCGGTACCGCCGGCGCTGTCTGCCCCGCCTGCAACTGTACGGGAGCAACCCTTCCTAGACCGGATGCAGAATTTCTTGTCAGGGAAGCTGCCCGAGCCGACGAGCTCCGGCTCGCCCTCGACGCCTGCGTCAGACAGTACGAAACACTAAGAGCTCGCTGACTCCACCAGCGTGGCGCCACTCCTTGCGTCATCTCCCACGCGCTGGTGTTAGCCCCGGTCAGGTGCCGGGGTTTTTTTCCATCGCTGCACCCAAGGCTTTCAGCCGGTTCTGGTAGCGCTGACCGAACGGCAGCCGCTCGAGCATGCTCATCCGATCGAATGTCGCCTGGTTGGCTTCCTTGAACAACCGCAGCTTGGTCATCCGGTCTCTGGCCGGCAGCTTGCCAGTGCGGCACATCTGATCAGCCAGATCATCGTAGGCCACGCCCCACTCCATCGCGCTCGGATATTCCGAATGCTTGGTCGGCGCGTCGCCCTCTTTCTTGGCCGGCACCATCAGCAGCCAGGGATCTACCACATCAGATTCTGCAGCAGGTTCTGCAGATTCTGCAGAATCGTTCTGTAACTCGACATCGACAGGCTCGGCTGCCATCAGTGCGTCCACAAACTCTTTGCCGATCGAGATCAACTCCTCGGCTGGCCGTTCCTGCATGATGGCCTGCACCTCTTCGACAATCGGCGCGAGCTCGATCGGTGGCGGTGCCGGCGGTGCAATCGCATCCAGCGGATTAGCCGGCTTGGCCGGGGTGACATCGCGCTCCTTAGGCTTGGCCTCGTCTGGGTAGTCGGCTGCCTCCTCGGCGGTGATCAGGCCTTTCAGCACGTCAGGAAAGGCGTCACGCAGCGCAAAGCCTCGAGCTCTCATCTGCAGCATGCGCTTGGGGTAGGCCTGCCACGGCCCCTGCTTGCCCCACAGGCCGGCTCGCTTGGCATCCTCGACGCTGAACCTGGCGATGACCGGGTTGCGACCCTTGCGCTTGGCGATGCAGACCGCGACCGGGTTGGGCGTGCCTTCATTCTCGATGTGCTCATCGATGCCCTCGCAGACGGGGCTGGCCTGCACCAGGGCCATCATCGCGTCACCGTAGACTGAGGGCTTGCCGTTGATTACCGCGATGTTCTGCAGCGCCTGCATGGGTGCCAGGCCCAGCTCATATCCCCACTGCACACAGACCATGATGTCCTGCGGTTTTCCTTGGTAGGCACGCGGCACCATGCTGGACTCAGCCAGCATCTTCGAGAACTCCATAGCCTCGCCCATAGTGGCAGGCGCAAAGCCCTGCCGGTTAGTTGTAGTCAGCTGCATCTTTTTCTCCTTCCGGCAAGAATGCTTCGATGGTGTACAGGATCAACGCGGTGAAGCTCTCGACGATCTCGTCGGCCTCGTCCTCGCTGCAACTGGGGATGGTGTTCAACAGCGCGACCACGGCGCGTGCGTGGGCTGCTTCAAGTTTTGTGAGCTCGCGGTTGGTCATGCTGTGATCTCCTTTACTGATAGGGTGGATTGGCGAATGCTGTAGGCCTCTTTGGCTGGAATAATTTTTTGCGGCTGTGCCTTAAAGCCGCGCATCGGCCACTTGATTTCGTACTTGCCGGCGATGCCTACCTTCGCATCACCCAGCAGTACCTTCAGATCCTTTTCGGCATCAGCGCGATCAATCTCGGCCTGCGTGGCTCGCTGCTTGGCGTCCAAGATCTTCCAGGCCAGGAGCTCTGCTTCGCTGTCGAGCTGGACGGTCTTGTCTTCTGCGACCGGGAACATGCGGTCGGCATCTTCGCTGTTGGCCGGCGGGTAGAAGTCAATCTCGCCGCTGGCTTTGAACGTGTCCAGGCGACGCTGAAAGTTTTTGGTCACCTGGGCGATAGCCTCAATCGTCTGCTGGTGTGGCGCGAACAGGAAGATGCGCAGCTGGGTGCCTTGGTACAGCACGCAGACCGCGCCCCATTTGGCCTTGACGATGTCCATCTGACCTTGCAGCTGGATTGGGCCGCGATACAGAGCCGGCGCATTCTCTGGCGACACTGCGGTCAGCTTGGCCTCGAGGACGCCGACGCCGTCCAGCTGGATGCTGTCCTGGCCGATCACAAAGATGCCGGCATCAGGGTCGGTGCTGATCACCTGGCCGCGACCATCAGCGGTAGCGTCCAGGCTGCAACACAGCGGCAGGTCAGCGTGGAAATGCGCCTGGTCGTGGTCAGTCACCAGGTCAACCAGCTGCAGGCGCTCGGCTGCCTCGCGCAGGATCACGGGCTCCAGGCGATCGCCCCAGCCCATCGATTCATTCTGCTTATTCTCGCGCTCCACGCCCCTGATCGCGGCGATCGAAAGCTTGAGCTCGTCGTTGGGTGTGCTGTACTTAGACAGCCCCATGAGTGCCGGCAGTCGGCTGCAGGACAGCATTGTGTCCGGTGTTTTTTTACCTGCCATTTAATTCTCCTCCTCGGTGAGTGCGTACACGCGAATGACTCGGGCGTGTGCGGCTGGGTGGGTGGCCTCGGTGAACCCTATGGCCTTGAATTTTTTGGACTTGAAGACCGACCCGAGGACACTCGGGTGCAGCTCTGCGGGCAAGCGCACCTGTGACCGAATGTCATTGATGCACACTGACCCTCTCTCCCGAGCTATCTCAACAGCTAGTGCTCGGCAGTGAGTTAGAAATGCTGTGTCTCTGTGCTCAAAGAGACTCAGCTGGGCGTCGCGCAGGGCGCGGCCCATTGTCAAATCGGACATGGTCGCCCCCTACTCAGCCAGGTAGGCGAGAACCAGCATCGCGCCAAAAAGCGCGTAGAGGATTACTTCAAAGATGGATTCGGCCAGCTGCTGGCGACGGTAGGCGTCGAGCGTGGCCTTGATGCGCTGCTCCGACCAGGGGGTCAGAGAGTCGTGCTGCGGTGCGGAAGTCTTGTGTTTGTCGCCGGAATAGTCTGAATACAAATTATGCGACAAACACAACCTATTGTGTTTGCTCGACAAAAAGTCGGAATACACATATGCGCGTTCCGCTGCTGGGTTTGTGCGAGGTTTTTCAAGCATTTGGATCTCCTCCTGTGGCATTTCAAAGGGTTGCAAAAACTCAAACGGGTATTTCCGGCTGACCCACAACATCTAGTAGTTCTTGCCGCGCAGTTTCGCGTACTCGGCCTTGCCAACTTTCTTCTCATTGCGCTGGTGCAGCTCGCGCTTGGCAGCCTCCATCGCGTACCTGGCCTCTAGCACGCGCCAGATGTCGGTACGCTGGTCTTCCCAGGCAATTTGGGTCAGCTGCTTGGACAACTCGCCAAACACCTTAGCTGCCCATTTGATGTCATCTATGACCAAAATGGGCACATCCATCCGGCAGTTCAGCCCGCGCCCGACCCGGTTGAAATACTTGGCCACGGCCTTGCGATCTAAGTCGCGGATGCCGTCTAACGGCTTGACAGGTTGATAATCCATTGATTTATATCCTTATAATTTTAGTACTGTGCTTTTGTTCAGTATATCACCGAGAAATATCTCGGCCAGAATGTCCTTGCTGCTCGTCGGCAAATTGCTCGACCAGCTGGTTTTGTCTAAGTCGAACCTTACTCAGAGCTTTCTGCCGATTATGGCGACGCAGGAAATGGGCCACCACAAACAAAGCGGTGTAGAACACGCCGAACCAGGTGACGAACCGATCGCCGGCATACAGGCCGGTTCCCAGGATGACCGGGCCGGCCAGGACAATAAGCAGGTCGATCATTTGATCCTCTTCAACAGGTTGCTGACCTGGCTGGGGTGCCAATCAGTATTGCCGCGAGGAGTCTCAACACCGCGAGCTGCCAGGGCTGCAGCGATGTCGCGCAGGGTGTCGGCGCCAGACTTGCGGATGATGTCGCGCACGATCGGGCCAACGCGCTCGGCATAGGCGTCTGCCTTTGCCTGGATGACCTTGATGCCCTCGGCGCTGCCGATCTCGGGGGTCGGGCTGCCGAGCTTCTTGCCCTGCTTCTTGAGCGCTGCCAGCGCCTGCTTGGTGCGCTCGCTAATGCGCCCTGCTTCGTACTCAGCGAAGACCGACATCATTTGTAGGAAGGTGCGATCGGCTTCAGGCATGTCGGCGCAGACAAACTTGGTCTGGCTGTTGAGCAGCGTGCTAATGAACTGAACGTCACGCGCCAGGCGATCGAGTTTGGCGACCACCAGGGTGGCTTTCTGCTTGCGTGCGAGCTCGAGTGCAGCCTTGAGCATTGGGCGCTCATGCAGTTTCTTGCGGGTGCCAGATTCGATCTCGGTGAATTCGCCGATCACAGACCAGCGACCGCCATTGAGAAAGTTGGTGACCAGTTCGCGCTGTGCATCAAGGCCGAGGCCTGAAGCGCCCTGCTTGTCGGTGGATACGCGGTAGTAAGCGACGAATTTGCCTGTGTGTGGTGCCATGTTCCTGCTCCTGTATCTCGGTTGCAGCGGTCGGACTTGACCGTTAAAGCGAAAAATATATTGCGCCGAGCAATCTGTCAAGCACCCAAACGTAT